GTCCTCCGTTTACCTGAAAGTAACTACCATGCGTTATTTTTCCACTTCTTCTGCCTCTGCTACCGTCGTTCGTAAGAAGGGTTTTTATCCTTCCTCGATTTCGGCGAAGCGTTTGGCTATCAAGCTTGCTTACGTTTGGGGCGACGAAAATCGTCCCGAGTTGATCCAAGCCATAGCCGACGGTCTATCTCACGGTCTCCCGTTCAATGACTCCGGTTATTGGGCGGCTAAGACCGAGACCGCAAGTGGCTCTAAAGACCCCAGTTTGGTGCTGACCGAGACACGTGATGAAGGATGGGGACTACCCGTCATTCGTACACGTGCTCAGATTCGCGCCTGGTGGGGAAGTCGGATGCTTCTGTTGGCAATCTCCCCTTCCGAGGAGAGGATGCTGCAAGAGCTGTCTAACTGGTGGATCGCCGATGATGGAGATGTCGAGCTGGAGCGTAAATGCTTCATCGCGGCAAATCTGAATCAAGGGCGTACGCTGGTGGTTATCGAAAGGTAATCGGAAAGACGACTTCTCTGAGACACCGGGCTTATCACCCGGTTCCCTCTGGCGTTGTCTTCTCTGCAACAAATGAGGGGTTAATAACCTTCATTTGAGGAGACTGGTATTGAAACCGAAGCGCCAAGAACCCCGCAAGCGGGGAATACAGGGGGTGGATCCACATCTACGAGTGGTGAAACCCCCAGGGAGCATGGATCTGTTCTACTTGGAACAACAACTGATGGCCGATCTCGAGAGAGCTCGAGCCTTAAGGCGTGGTTCCATTGGCGTCCAAGGTCGATCAAAGTCAATTTCACCTTCGGGCTCGAAGTCGACTGGAACTCTAAAACAGTTCCGGCCGATAGTTGACCTGAGTAAGAAAGACAAGATCGACCCGATGCTGGAGCAGCTCTACCGGCAACAGGGTGTATACGACTACGGGAACCACGATCTGAATAAGATCATTGGTGACCTGATGTCGGGTAACACTACTGGACAGAAGAGCGTGGGCGGAGTTATGACCGACCAAGTTCAGACGATACCGGGACGCAGGGTAATCGTCACGACGTCGACATCGGGGTCACCCCCGGTTACATCGACCGTGACGACTGTTCAGCCCGTAACAGGGTTTCAGAAAATCCTTGACAACGTCGCTTCCGTTGATGGGAATCGGAGAAATCCGAATCCTCATCGTTTCAGAGTTAAACGGATTGACTACGGCGGTGGGGTTACGTACGCTGGAAACAGCAGAAATAACACCACTATATCCGGAACCCAAGCCTTAGCTCTGCCCCTCTCGGCTACTTTCACGGATCTAAAGAACTACACTTACAATAAGTGTTTATCCAAGATCTATGAGAAGATCCGAGGGGAAACAGACCTGTCTGTCGACGCATTCCAAGCGCGGCAGGCCGGCGTTATGCTAAATCAGCGGTTCAAGCAGGGCCGAGATGTCTTCATGACGAAGGCTCCCAAAGCTTTGCTAGCGATCGCTGATCTGTACAAACGCATGAGAAGGTCGAACCCTCGAGATTGGGGTTCTTTGAGACTAGAATGGGTCTATGGATGGAAGCCTCTAGCGGGCTCTATCTACGGCGCAGCCGAAAACATGATTCTCGCTTCGGCGAAGTCAAGTTCAGGCGTATCTGGTCATCCTATTCGCGTCACAAGCTCGGAAACGAGCGACTGGCGGGTCATCAAGGTTGATGCAGCCCCGACCGGGGATCCGCGCACGACGGAGATCGAAAAGATCTTCCAGTGTCGGATAACCGGGTTTTGGGCCTTAACCACCGGTGGTTTGAATAGCGTAGCAGGCTACACCAGCCTGAATCCTGTGTCCATAGCATGGGAACTGGTTCCGTATTCCTTCGTGGCCGACTGGTTTGTCGACATAGGAGGTTATCTGCGGAACCTTGAGTCTAGTCTGCTGTACAATAGTGACTTTACCGGCGGGTACTCCACGGAACGCTCGAAAGAGACATTACGTGAGAGCCAGTCGGGCGGGTACACTGAGTACAGTGTCAGTGTTAAAGGAAGCACTGTGACTAAGGAGTTTCAAAGAAAGGTCTTAACAACCTCTCCCTCCCCTCGGCCTCCAAGCTTTAACCCTAAGCTGGGAACCGAGAGACTCATAAACGCCGCCTCTCTTCTAAGCCAGATGTTGCACAGCTTGAAGCATAAGCGGTAAGTGGTTCAGGAGACTGTCCTGGATGAGCGAGGGAAACCTCTTCGTCAAAACATTATGCGAGCTTACGCACACCGTAAAAGGTGGAACCGGTCTTAGCAACTGGTTCGTCCAAAACAGTGAGAGGACCACTCCGTGGTTATTATCACGAAATGTAGGTATTACCTAAATGTCCGCAGTCGCGAATATCGTTCTGAACGACGCACAGGCAACTCCTGTGGCTCACACTTTCATCCCGTTGGGTCCGGATCAGTCCGGCACATGGTGGTGGGAAGACCAAACCGGTACGTCATCGATTTCCTATAACAGGATCTCGATGCAACTGGTTCGGCCAGCTCCCGCCGTGGCTGGACAAAACTCGGATAAACGAGTCAACCGCGTCAAAATCGGCATTCACACGCCGAAAGTGGAGGCACTCGGTGTCGCGGATTCGGGATATACTCCGAGTCCGACCATCGCCTACACGCCCCGATGCAACGTCGAGTTCATCATGTCGGAACGGTCGCTGCTCCAAGACCGGAAAGATCTGCGCAAATACGTAGACTTTCTGCTCGCGGAAACGCAACTGACCAACATGGTCGAAAACCTCCAGAACGTGTTCTGATCTTCTAGAACACTAAAGGAGTACTCGATGGTCAAGCATAAGAGGTCTCCCTCTATGCGCGAGGTTTACTTCGCGCTATGCAAGAAGGTTGATTCCCCAGTGTCGCTCGGTGCCTGGTTGAGATTCGAGCATGACCAGCTCGCTCTCGCCAGGATGGACATAAAACCGAGTGATTACCAAGACCCTGAATCCTTTGCGGCCGACTTCCTTGTCGTTAGTCTCCTCCAGAAATGGAAGGGGCTGAAGACGGGATTAGACCTTGAGGACGAAGCAATTCAGAAATTCGAAACTTCTGAAGCCTCTTGTCTTGAAACGAATCGCCGAATCCGAAAAGCTCGCTGTGAACCCATAGATGAGTTCACCGCTTCTGTCATATCGACAGCAAAGCGTAAAATTAGCAAGCTGCTTGGACCGGTGACGTTGTTCAAGATAGAGCCTTGGTTTGGATGGGGACCGGGTGCGACGTACGAGATCCCTCGACGACGTGCCTTTGTCGACACGAAGATGCTAGAACTCCCGTTCGCTGTCACGCCTCGCGCTGAGACTCTCTTTATCTCAGTATTGAGGAATGACCTTCATTGGTCATCAAGTCTGGAACCTTCAGAACGCCTAACCGAAAGGGTAGGTGTCTGTAGAATACAGGCCGTGCCAAAGAATGCGAAAACCCATCGCATTATTGCGGTCGAACCGCGGGCCAACTCTTTCCTTCAAAAAGGAGTGGGTGGGTACCTGCGAAGTAGGCTGAAACGGGTTGGTGTCAATCTGGATGACCAGAGCCGAAATCAGGATGGCGCTCGTCGCGCTTTCCATGAAGGCCTTGCAACGATCGATCTGAAAGCTGCAAGTGACACCGTCGCGAAGGAGGTGGTTTTCGACCTTCTTCCTCCGGAGTGGGCTGACTTACTCGACGACCTGCGTAGCCACGCGGCAGAAATGCCTAGTGGCGCGATAAGGCGTCTCGAGAAGTTCTCATCCATGGGTAACGGGTTCACGTTTGAACTCGAATCCCTAATCTTCTGGGCTGTGGTTAGCTCAGTAGTGGATGCGCTCGCTCCCGGCGGCGACGTTCTGATTTACGGAGATGACATCATCTGCCCGGCCTCAGTGGCGGGTAAGGTGATCGAATGTCTGGCTTTCCTGGGGTTCACGACGAACGAGGATAAAACCTTTACGTCGGGGGCCTTCTACGAAAGTTGCGGCAAACATTTCTTCCAAGGGAAGGAAGTTACTCCTATCTATCAGAAAGAGACCATCGAGTCCGAAGTTGAGCTGCTTCGGCTCGGGAACCGCTTGATGAGGTATGCATTCCACTTTAGCTCGGAGTACCAGCTTTTAAACTGGACCCAAAGCGCGTGGGAATATGTGTACCGTCAAGCTACCTGGTCAAAGTACTTCCAGATCCCTCTTGGGACTCTGGGAGACGATGGCTGGGTTGTCCCTGCGGACAGGTTCTTTACACGACGTCAAGACGTGAGTCTCGGTCTATCGTGTAAGGTTATGGTCTTCCCTCCTCGCCGCTTCCCAGCGGCAGAATCAGTCATGTACGCTTGGGCTCTTAGGAGTCTTCGCAAGCATGATGACGAGGAGGTGCGCTCGCTGGCATTTATGAGTCCGCGGAGTGGTGCGAGCCCGATGTCTGACCGGGAAACCGGCAGACAGGAGGCAACCACTTCTCCAGATACCACGGACACAGTGCCCACAGCAGGCACGCGCTGGG